TCAATATCTGAGGAATCAAATGAAGGTTAAGATTGGAAAGTATATTCATTTCTGGAGCACCAGAGGAGTTGAGAGGAAGTATATTCAACTCCGTCATAACTCTAAGCATTGGGAATATGACATTGATGAAGGAGACTTCTTAGATAAGCTTGTCTCTAAGGTATTGTATGCCTATGATGTTACAGTCTGCCGTCTAGTCAATAAAATCAAGAAACGATTCTTTAAGAGAAAGGTCGTTGTCCATATCGATGGATACGATATATGGTCTCTAGATCATACTCTAGCTCTTATCATTCTTCCTTCACTAAAGGCTGTGCGAGATTATAAGTCTGGTATTCCATATGTTGACGATGAAGACGTTCCTGTAGGACTTCGCTCAACCTCAGCACCAGAATTGACGGAAGAAGATATGAGTTTCGGCAGAGTTGACGCCAATCTCGAAAATCGTTGGAAATATGTACTAAATGAAATGATACATGCATTCGAATGTACTTTGGACGAAGATTGGGACGATCAGTTCCATAAAGGGAATATTGATCACAAATTGGTCGAAGAAGTAGTTGGCGATAATAAACTTTATCGCGTGGAACGTGGACCTGATCATACACATACTTTCGATATCGAAGCTTATAAGAAAGCCTGGGCAAGACGAATGAACGGGCTAAGACTATTTGCAAAATACTATCACGCACTTTGGACTTAAGAAAGGTATATAATGAATACTACAAAGTTTATTGAAACGCAGTTCCGCCAGCGCGCTTACGATGGTAAGTGGGAGCGTCTAGGTAAGATCATGGACACGGAGAATGCTTACACATACAGCACCGAGTCAGGTAGCCGTGTCACTCTGATCCCCGAAAAGTGGGTTACTATTGGTGTATACGATCTTCTTATGGAGATTGAAGAATGAATATTCGAATTTTAAAGCTTATCACAGGTGAAGAAATCATTGCTCAGATCGTTCATGAGCCTTCACCCACTCGAAACCTATACTCAATCCGTGATCCTTTACGCATTATAGTCATGCCTTCACGACAACCCTCTGACTCGCCTACCATAGGCTTTGCTCCTTGGCTAGAGTTTAAGAAGAGGAAATCAGACGACACAGATATTCATGCTGCACATGTCATCTGTGATTATATTCCCGTAGAAGCTTTTGTCGATCAATATGAGTCGGTCTTTAGTAATATTCTTAAGCCTAATCAAGGATTGATTCTGCCTAGTTAATGGAAGAAGTACTAAAACTATTTCATGAAACGAGACAGTGGCGGCTCTATCATCGCTCGAAAGGGCAAATGATAGAAGCCGCTTCTTGCGTTGTGCGTGAGAAGGCTTTACTTGATGCACTAATTGTGCTAGGATACCCTCTTTCAAAGATTAAACAGTTGGAGAAATTATGAGTACATTTTATACGAATGTGCAAGTGTGGGGTCGAAAGATTCTATATCGAGGAGTACAAGATGGTCGTAAGATTATCCGTAAGGTAGACTATAATCCTACATTGTATGTTCCTTCAGATAAGCCTACAAAGTTCAAGACAATCAAAGGTGAATATGTTGCTGAGATTCAACCTGGCAACATCAAAGATTGCCGTGACTTTGTTGCGCGTTATGAGGATGTAGAAAACTTCAAGATTTACGGCAATCAAAAGTATGAGTATACCTTTATTGCAGACGAACATCCGGATGAAGTTGACTGGGATTTGTCTCACATTAACATTTGCAATATCGATATCGAAGTGGGATCTGAAAACGGGTTCCCACAACCAGATAGCGCGCTTGAACCCATCACAGCCATTACATTGAAAATCAATAACGGAAAGTTTATCGTCTTTGGTTGTGGTGAATTTAATAACACCAGACAGGATGTCACATATATCCGTTGTAGGGATGAAATCGATCTTATCAAGAGGTTCATTGATGAATGGGCTTCTGATTATCCAGATATCATCACAGGTTGGAATATCAATCTGTTCGACGTTCCTTATCTTGTCAATCGAATCACTCGGCTTCTAGGTGAAGACTTTGCAAAGAGACTTTCACCATGGGGTGTAATCAATGCAAGAGAGATTAACTTTGGTCCTGGTCGCCAGTTCAATACGTTCAATCTTCTAGGTATTTCTAAGCTAGATTACATCGACCTATATCAGCGTTATGCTCCTGAAGGTAAGTCTCAGGAATCCTATAAGCTTGACGCTATTGCACATGTTGAATTGAATGAGCGTAAACTGTCGTATGAAGAATATGGTAACCTTCATTCACTATATCGCGATAACTATCAACTGTTTATCGAATATAACATTCGAGACGTTGAACTCATTTCAAAGATGGATGATAAGCTTAAGCTGATTGAACTTGCACTCACTCTTGCATATGACAGCAAGACTAACTATGACGATGTATTTGCCCAAGTTAGAATGTGGGATGCACTAATCTATAATCATCTGCGAAAGAAGAATATTGTTCTACCTCCAAATGAAACGCACAAGAAAGACTTTATGTATGTTGGTGCATATGTAAAGGATCCTCAGATCGGTATGCATAATTGGATTGCATCTTTCGATCTTAACTCACTCTATCCGCATTTGATCATGCAATATAATATCAGCCCTGAAATGCTGGTAGAGCCACACCTATACACAGATGAAATGCGCCAGATTGCGTCTAGCGTTTCGGTAGATACTTTGCTTAAAGAAGAAATCGATACTTCAAACTTGAAAGGTGTTACTGTAACTCCTAATGGGCAGTTCTTTCGGACAGAGAAGCAAGGCTTTCTGGCTGAAATGATGGAAGAAATGTATAATGGTCGTTCTGTATATAAGAAGAAGTCCATCGATGCAAAGAAAGAGTTAGAACTAGAAAAAGATCCTACTAAGAGATTTGAAATCGAAAAAAGAATTGCTCGATATAACAACCTACAACTGGCCAAGAAAGTATGTCTAAACTCAGCTTATGGTGCATTGGGCAACCAGTTCTTTAGGTTCTTTGATATCAGGCAAGCCTCAGCTATTACCACAGCAGGTCAGCTTTCTATTCGATGGATTGAAAACGATCTTAACCGTTGGATGAATAAGATATTAAAAACGAAAGGTCAAGACTATGTTATTGCGAGCGATACGGATTCGATTTATCTGTCTCTTAGTCAACTTGTCAGTGAGATTGTTATTAAGCAGAATCGACATGCTGATGCAACAACCATCATCAACTTCATGGACAAGGTCTGTGAAACTAAGATTCAATCATTTATTGACGAATCTTATCAGCGACTTGCTGACTATGTTAACGCCTACGCACAAAAAATGAAGATGAAGCGCGAAGCTTTGGCTGATAAGGGTATCTGGACAGCAAAGAAGCGTTACATTCTAAATGTGTATGATAATGAAGGTGTGCGCTATACAAAGCCAAAAATCAAGGTGATGGGTCTTGAAATGATCAAGTCATCAACTCCTTCCGCTTGCCGTGAAAAGTTACGTGAGTCGGTGAATGTCATCTTTGAGAAAGACCAAGACGCAATGATCCAATTCATTGATAACTTCCGCGAGGAGTTTAAGAAACTTCCTATTGAAGAAATATCTTTTCCTCGCGGCGTTAACGGGCTAACGAAGTATGCCGATAACAAGAGAATTTATGGTGACAAGTGCCCAATTCATGTCAGAGGTTCGTTGATCTACAATCATTTGATCAAGAAAAATAAACTGGATAAGAAGTATGAGTTAATCAAAGAAGGTGAAAAGATCAAGTTCATTTTCTTGAAAGAGCCTAATACTATCAACAGCGATATCATTTCTTTTTCATCTGGCATACCAGAAGAACTTGACATTCACAAGTATATCGACTACAATACACAATTCGACAAAGCTTTCCTAGATCCTCTAAAGATCATTCTAGATTGTATTGGTTGGAAGACAGAATATGTGTCGAATCTCTCCTCTTTCTTTAAGTGAGGTATCATGGTCGAAAAACTAAAAGAAACGAGACCTTGGGGTGAATGGGAAGTCTTGAACGTAGGCGAAGGCTACAAGGTCAAGAAACTAACCATTCTACCAGGTCGTGCGATAAGTAAACAATATCATCTTCATAGGTCAGAAACTTGGGCTATCATTCAAGGCAAAGGTCTAGCTATTGTAGATGATGCTCATATGGAAGTGGGTGTGGGTGACGCCTTTGTTGTCCCTGTTAAGGGTGTACATAAAGTTACCTGTTTATCAGAGGTGCCACTAATTGCAATCGAAGTTCAACAAGGTGATATTACCGAAGAACATGATATTGTAAGAGTGGCTGAATAAGGAAAATATTATGTCTCTTATTGAACGTTTGAAAAAAAACTCAACTATTTCAGATACGGCCACACTACATAACTCAAAAATTTTCGGCCGAAAGGATATTGTTACAACCCCTGTGCCTATGATTAATGTGGCACTCTCTGGTCACATTGATGGTGGTTTAACACCTGGTCTAACTGTTCTTGCAGGTCCTTCAAAACACTTCAAAACATTGTTCGCTCTCGTAATGGGTGCTGCATATCTGAGAAAATATCCTGAAGGCGTTCTGTTGTTCTATGACTCCGAGTTCGGCACGCCTGAAAAGTATTTCGAATCTCTTGATATCGATCAGTCTCGCGTTGTCCATACTCCAATCACCGATATCGAACAACTGAAGTCGGATGTTATGAATCAGCTAAAAGGTATGGAACGAGGTGATCGAGTCTGTATACTTATCGACTCGGTCGGCAATCTTGCCTCGAAGAAAGAAGTTGAAGATGCCATCAACGAGAAATCTGTTGCAGACATGACACGCGCGAAACAGATGAAATCTCTCTTTCGCATGGTCACACCGCATCTGACGATCAAAGACATTCCAATGATTGCAATCAATCATACGTATAAAACAATGGAGATGTTTTCTAAGGATGTTGTGTCTGGTGGCACAGGTATCTATTACTCGGCAGATAACATTTGGATTATCGGTCGTCAACAAGAGAAAGATGATAAGACGAAAACGGTTCAGGGTTATCACTTTATAATCAATATCGAGAAGTCGAGATACGTTCGCGAAAAGAGTAAGATTCCAAT